CAAAATGTGTATCACCAAGTATTACTATTCTCATTTTAACTCATTTTCAATGTCAAGTTCTGGTTCAGGATCTTTTGTTTTATTTTTTTTCTTCTTTTTATTTTCTTCAAAATTATGAATGAATTCAGATATGTTATCATACAATTCAAACTGTCTTACATTACCACTTTCATCTTCGTATAGTTCACCTTCATCAAGTAGACCAAACTGTTCGGTAGCTTTATACTTAACGTATAACTGTTTTTTCTCTTTCATAATTCTTCGGAGAAAAGCATAATATATGATCTGAGTAAAATAAGCAAATGGATTTTTACTTTTTGCCGGATCAAAGTTTCGAAAATACATTAGACAGTTTTCAATACCGTCTGCAATCATTTCATCGCGGAAAGAATAAGAAATAAAATTTGGTTTTCGAGATAAATGATCTGCAATTTTTAAGAAACATTCACCAATATAATTTGGTATAGGAGGTTCAGGTTTCTTTTTCTTTTTTGCCTTTTCACATTGATCTTTATACTCTATTAGAGCCTGTAAAAAATCTGCGTTGTTTATGTAATGGTTGGATTTTGCACTCATATCATTATTACCTTATATTTGCTTGACTTTATGGCTTGACAACTGTTAATCTATCGGTGTTCCGTTTGAAAGTTAATGAAGCTTAGAAGCTTTTCTTTCCTTTAATACTTCCATCATTTCTTCTACATCCTCATCATCATATTCTTCATCTATATCATCATCTATTTCTTCTAAGTGTTTACGTAATCTATTTTCATCAGATAGTTCAAACTTCTTCATGTTGTCTACCATTTTATAGTAAGGTTCAAAAATAGTAAGTATGTCTGAAGTATAAATTAATGCCGTATTTTCTTTAATTAATTCAATTGGTAACCAAGGTGATACCATCATAATGCTTGCACCTGTAGGTAGTCTTTTAAACATTACAGTCATAGGATCTTTTAATAGTACCGTTTCTGTTTCATTATCTTCTACATATGAGGCTATAATATCTTCACCACTTTGTAATCTTACTATTTTTATTGATTCATGCATTTTTTAACTCTATGTTATAATACTTGTAATTGAATTTTTCATCATCATAGATTTTAACACGTTCAATAAAATGTTTCAAGGTATAATTAACATGTTTGCCTATTCTAAAATCATCAGCAATATCAAACAATGTAGCTTCTGTTTTGTTATCTCCAATACGAAGTCCTCGGCCAATAGACTGCAAGTTTCTCACCCTAGATTTTGAAGGCGAAGAAAAGACGATATTATGTAAGTTACGTATATTGATACCAGTACTGAAAGTACCGTAACTAGCAACAATAATTGCATCATTTTCTTTCTCTGTGATCGATCTAACCGACTCACGTATTTCAACATCAGTTCCACCATATACAAAGAAAACTTTGCGCTTGCCAGCCTTATCTTTAATAGAAGTATATAAATCTTTTCCGTGTTTTTCGACAAGTTGAAAGAGAACAAGTGTATTACCTTCCAATGAAAGTGTTAGATTTTTTATAAAATCATTTCTCGCCTTGTTCATTACAATAAATTCTTTTTCTGTATTGTAATCCCATTGTCTAGACATTTTACAAAGATGTTCTGGATATTTTAAAATCAAACATTTAATTTTAAAATCTGCCAGTTGTTTGTTGTCAATTAACTGTTTTGTAGTTGTCGCTTGATATACTGCGCCAAACAAACCTTCAAGTACCAATCGATGCGTTTGTGTACCGTCTAATGTGCCTGTACACCCAATTCTATACGATGCACCTTTTAGACCAGTCATAATTGTTGTGAGTGATTTGGCTTTGAAAAGATGACACTCATCACCCATTACAAAGTCAAACTGTTCAAAATAATCAGCTTCTAACTTATATATAGACTGCCAAGTTGTGATGGTTAATAGACTATTAGAATGTTTTTCTTTACCAGAATATTGGCGATGACAGTATTTTTCTGAGTCATATCCATAAGAAATGAAATCTGAATACATTTGTTCTACTAGTGATGTAGTAGGTACAATAAGCAAACCTTTTTTATAATCTATACTTTGTAAGTATCTAAGTATCAGATAAAGTATTAATGATTTGCCTGATCCTGTAGGTGACAAGATCAAAATTCTTTTATTACGTATTGATTGAACAAAAGATTGTAATTGATAGTCACGAACTTCAATTGATGCCGGTAAATTTAATGTTTTAATGAACTCTACTGCCTCAACTAAAGAAAAATTTTCAGTAGAATTTATTTTTGAATCTACATCTATTGAGTAGTTTCTTTCTTTACAAAATTTTTGAATATAAGGAACAAGACCATGATAAATCGTAAACGATCTAAGATCTGCAAGACGAATTTTGCCATCCCACAATCTATTTTTATAGGCTGGAACAAATTGATAACCTGGAACAAAGAAAGTAAAGTAGTCTGATAATTCTTGTGCTAGACTTTTTTCACATTCGAATTTTATAAACGTTTCATCAAGTTTATGTAGAGTTAAATTAGACACCTTGAATAAATTTTTCCCAATCAATAAATGATTTTAATTCCCAAGCACGATTATTAAGTTCTTTTAATATGCTAAGGCATACTTCAATAATTTCTTCATGCATAATTTTAGCAGCAACAAATTTATTTAAATCTTCATCTGCATCCATATATGTAGACAACTCGGCTTTGATAACATATGGAAATGGTTCCCATCCACGTTTCTGTAATTCATCATCATCTAGTTTTCCTGTATAGTATTCCCACTTTAACTTTTTCATTTTGTTATATTTAAATTCAGCTTCTTTGGCAAGCAAACGATGCCGTGAAAGTATATTCAAATACTTACTGTGAAGTTTAGGAATTTCTATGAGTGCTTTGCCAGGTTCAGTACGATCAATATCGGCATCTTTAGCCCACATATTCAATAGTTCATCAAGTTTTTCCATGAATAAAAAATCTCCTTGTACGGAGATTGTACACTATTTAAAACAGTTTTTCAACATTATAATAGGCAAATCTGAATGTAGCATCGGCAGTAATAATTGTATCTGGACTGTCTGACGTTGCTACCACGAAAGATGAAAGTGAAACAGGAAACATATCTATAAATTTGAATTTATAATATGGTTTATTTGAAGATGACAATATGGTTAATGAACCTTCGGCAAATTGTGGGCGATCTGAGTTTGCATAACGAGTATAGTTATTTAAGTTATTTAAATTTTGATACTCAGTAAAGTCTGTAGGAAAAGTCATTGCACGAAGCCAATCGTGAATTTCTAACCAAGCTTTTAATTCTTCATCAACGTAAAATGTTATATTCATTACATCATAAATTAATTTTTCTCCAGGCGAATACAAATCAACGAAAGGATTATTTCTAGGTATTTCACCAGTAGATATACCAGGAACACTCACAGACTGGCAAAAGTATTGTACATTAGGTACTCTTGCAAAGTTCAGTTGAAACTTATGTGGGTGTAAAAAATTTGGATTAGAAGGGTTCCGTGTAAATGCTGTCATATATTCTTTTTAATATACAAACCAATATCAATTACTGTTTCTTTTTGAATCATATCAACAATTTTATTGGTAAGATTTATTTCCTGTTGAATGAATGCCATCTTTAACTGAAGTTCTTTTAATTGGTGATTATAGAACTCTAGTTCTTTTAATTTTCTGGCTCGAATATCGAGCAAATCGGTCATTAAAAGTATTTCACTCATTCATATATTTAGGCGTAAAAAAAGAGGCACCTTTCGATGCCTCTTTTAAGTAGTCCCTTTTTATAATTCTTATTATAGGACTTATTAAGATTACATTAAGTTTGCAATCTTGAACGCACGGTAGTACAGGTTGCTCTTAGCGTTAATTGCGCCAAGACCTTGTGTAGCACCTTCTGCGAATGGGTTAGCAACCAGACCATAACGTGTCTTGAAGCCAATTTTTGGTTGGAAGTTGTTTGTATCAACTGCACGAACCATTTGCAGAGGAACGTATGGGCAGTAGAACAGACCTGCGTCATATGCGTTTGAACCTTTGTAACCAAGAACAGCAAACTCAGCTGTTGAGTTGGCAGCAAAATATGGATCAATGTAAACTTTGATGCGACCAAACAGAGTACCAGCAAATGTGTTACCTGTATCGTCAACGCTCAGGCTAACTTGACCAGCAAGAGCTGATTGATAATCTAACAGACCAGCCATTGCGAGAGCAGATGCAACGTCTGATGAGCAGATCATTACGTTACCTTTGCCTCTACGAGTTGTTTTGGCAATAACGTTTGCTTCACGCTCTAATTGGAAAGCCAGACCTTTGATTTTTTCAACCATCCAACGGCCGTTTGAATCGGTGTCGAGGTCAAAAGTACCTGCTGTAGTAGTACCAACTTGAGCACCAACTTTAGCAGATGTATAGATTGTGCGAATAACTTCGCGGTTGATTTCAGCAAGAATTTCTGTTGACAGAATATTTGCTAACTCTGTCTCAGCATCCAGACCATGAACAGCTTTCAGGTCTTGTGCGAGTTCCATTGAGTACTCAGCCTTCAGAGCACGTGACTTAGCAGTTACAGAAACTTTTTCAATGCTGAATGCCATTTCGTTAAATGTCAGATCTTCAGCAACTGAAGTAGCCATAGCAACACCAGTTGTCATTGCTGATGAGAATACGTTTTGATTACCTAATGCTGTGTTAGCAGCAAGAGAGATAGCAGACTGAGTAGCTTTGTCGCCAGAGAAACCTGTGTTGGCTTCATTGTAGAATGCCTCAACTGCACCTGCTGTAACGTTTTGTGCTGCGTATGTTGAACGCATTGCAAAAATCAAACCTGTTGGGCCTGTCATTGGCTGAACACCGCACAGATCATAAGCGATCAGATTTGGCAGTGAACGGCGAACTAAAGAAATCAGGATTGGATCAAAACCGGCAACTGGACCGCCAGCAGCTGAACCACCTGAATAACCTGTGCCACCAAGTGAGTTTAATGGTGCTGTTTCTTGCAGAATGGCACCTGATTTTTGCATCTCTTGAGCTTGGTTCTCAAGAATAACGGCTGTAACAGCCTTACGATATGGGTCTTTAATGGCTGGCAGATCTGGATGATCTAATACGCCTTCCCATTTTTTCTGTAGATCTTCGGACAAATACATTTAAATCTCCTTAGTTATTAAATTTTTGTTTTTGAAATTGCTTGAGAAACTGCGGCAACAAATGGGTCAGCAATGACTTTCTTTTCGCCTTCAACTTCTTCAATCTTTTCATTCAACTGTGACTCATCGGCTTTCTTTACGCCTGATGGGAAATAGTTCTCACGAATTGTTTCAAGTTTTTCTTTGTATTCTTCCTCTGTGGAGAATTCAACACTCTCTGCGAGTGATTTAATTTTTTCAACTTGTGTTGCTGTGAGACCTTCACATACAGTATGAATGATTTCAGTTTTGCGTGACTCAACTAATTGTTTGTTTAGTTCAACACCACGCTCAATTTCTTCGTTAAGTTTACCTTCAAGTTCTTCAACCTTACCAGCAAGCTCATCAACTAAATCAACTTTTTCGGATGGAACATCAATGTAATGTTCTGCAAAAAGGTTACGCAAACCTGAAATAAATTCTTCAGTAATTTCTGCACGTAATGATGATTCAATGGCGATTTGATTATCTTCCATCCATTGATCAACAACGTAATTTAAATAGTCATCAATTTTTTCGGTAAGATCAGCTTGAATTGTGTTGACTGCCTCTTCAAGCATATCAGCATATTTGGCTTCAATTTGCTCTTCAATTTGAGAAACACGGTCGGCAACACGAGCTTCAAAAATTGTGGCAACTTTTGATTTGAATTCACCTGAAATAGTAGAATCATCAGCAAATAAAGCATTAATATCTTCTGAAAGATCAAGTTTTTCTTCAACTTGTTCTTCAGCGATAACTTCTTCTTCTTTTGCTTCTTCAGACTCTTCTTTTTTCATTTTGAGTTGAGTATCTGGTGATGCATCAGATGGCTTTGTGGTAGGAGCTGCAGCGCTCTTAGCACCTTTAGTCGCATCAATTTTATGCGAATCATCATCTGGTTTAGCATTCTGTGGGGTAGGACCGCCCAAATCTTGGACTTCTCCGCCTAGTTTCTCTGGTGGCATAGCTGCGGCTTTGCCTTTAGATCCAGACAGGATCTCTGCAGCTGCTTCCATTAATTTTGATGTTGCCATTAGGAATCTCCTTATGATTTCTTATTTATAAAAATTAAAGTTTTCGAAGGTAATTTTCAAACAATTTAAGCGCAACTTCTTCTATCTGTTGTTTAGAAGCTCTCTTAATTTCTTTCTTTGCACGGTCAAAATCAGCTTCTACAAACTGACCTTCAACAAACATCCACTCTTTATTTTCCATGATGCCGTTCACAAAAGCACCTGGTGCTGATGGATCGGCAACAATGTCTGCGGCAGTTGCAAGTTTTAAATCATCTTGTACTAGATTATAACCTTCTTTTGTTTGAATGACAGAACCCAAAGCTCTTGAAGAGACACCGATGCTTACATCGTTGTCAATAAAGTTTTTAACAATTTGACCATAAGGTGTTTCAAGTATAAGAGCTTTACCGTAGAAAGTATTTCCATCTTCTACGAGTGATACAATTTTATGGGATACACGTTCAAGATTAATTGTTGGTGTATCTGGATGTCCTAGTTCACCAAGAGCACGATTTGTTTTAATGTACTCTTCGTTATAACGGTCTACTTCACCACGCAAGGTGTCCATTTTGTACATACGATTATTTCTATTTACGGTATCTCCAACAAGGAAAGTACCTTCAATGTACAAATGTTTTTTACCGCCTTCTGATTCTTCTGTGAGATACTTTACGTTCTCAACTGTTTCTCTAATTAGTTTCATTTTACAGGTCCGTTAATGCAGGTTCGTAGGTAGCAGATTTAGATACAACAAGCATGACTGTACCATTTGTTGTTGAATTTGTAACGTAAATATTTGCTGTTGATGTATTAGCAATTGCAACATCATATTGAGCAAAAGGTAAATCATTTGCACCAACAGAATCAAACACTAAAACACCACTTGCACTATCACCTCGATAAACTTTTACAACACCGTCACCTGTAGAAATAAAATGCGTAATTGCTGCACCTGTAATTATTTCACTTGTAGTGTTTGTAGAAAGTTGTTGCAAAGTAATAAGTTGACTGGTTTGTCCAGTAACTCTAATTACTGACTTACTTCTTTTACTATTAACAATTTCGTATGGCATTTTATCTTAGTCCCATTGATGCTCGCCTACGCATTGAAAGTTTCCTTTTCAATAATGAACGGCGAAGTTTAGCTCTTCTAGTTGTTTTCCATGATCGCTTTAACAAGCGAGCTTTTCTTAATCTTGTTGTAGCCGGTATTCTTACAACTCGACTACCTGAAATTCTATAACCTTTAATGCCTGAACGTTTGCGATTCTTTTGTACAACAATTCGTCCAGCCTTATTTCTTCTAATTCTACGGCGAATTTTTTGAATTCGGCCTTGTTTAATTATGTTAGGATTACTTGCTTCTTCTAACATATCTTCTATAACATAATTTTTTGCTTCTTGCAAACGCTTAGAAGCAATTTCATTTATTTGATTAAATAGATGTTGCTTAGCTTCATCTAATTTATTGGCAATTAATGCTTTTACAAAGTTCATTTTTTTGAATGTTTGAAAGCAAAATCAGAAGCTTTCATTAAATGAGCAGGTGATTTATGTACCATATCTGCAAATTTCTTTTTGTTATCATCATTCAAAGCATTATGTACTTGTGTAATAGCAGATGCAGTAAAATGATCAACTTTTCTTGTTGAACCATCGGCAAATTTTACTCTTTGTGCCGATTTATTTGCAACAATTTTATGCAACTGATCCATTACTGCTTCTTGAATCGTTTCTTCTGCCTGTATTGGTGCTTTAACTCCTTCACCATAAGGTATACTAAAGTAACGATCTAATTTTTTGTTATAATACAAAGCAATTTTTGTTCCATTTGGAAACAATCTAATTGCTTCACGTTTTAAAATTATAGTGTATGGTGGATCTTTATCTAAAGCTTCCTCAATTACTTCAAGACTTTCATTTACTTTACCTAAAATAATTCTATGAGCTCTAACTTTACGACCACTTGAAGATACTTTATAATCTGAAGAATCTACTACATTTTCATTTGATTCTTTTACAGCTCTACGTGCTTGTTGGTAAATTTGTTTATTATCAATAATAGTATTAACCATTTTATTAAAAAGGTCTTGTACTATAGTTCTTTCTGCCTGTGTAAAAACAGGTTTTTCTTCTTTCATTTTTTCAAGCACAGTATGAATTTTTTGTATTTGTGCTTTGTTTGCCAAACCAGCTCGTACTAGAGTATCAAACTTACTATAATCTGATTTTTGTTCCTCTACTGTAAGTTTAAACTCATTTAATAATTTCATTCTGTTTCAGTAGTTTCTTCTTTTGGTTCTTCTACAGGTTTACCACCAAAAACTGTTGAAGCCATTTCTTGTTTTCTAATAGACAAAGCTTCTAATGCTCTTGATGAAATTAAATCGTTTAAAGTTTCTCTTGCTTCAGCCGCTTGACCTGAACTAACTTGCCCAATAAATGTATGAATTTGTTCCACTTTTTTCTCCTACTATCGTTTATTTATACCTAATGAATACTTCTCCACTTCAGCGTCTAATTGCGGCGTCATCGACTCCGTGGTGCTGTCCTCTTGAGTGTTGTCTTGGGGAGGAAACTCTGTTGGTGAGGCACCTTCTGCTTGGGGTTGATTTGCGGCAAGGACGGGCCCTTGTTGGTCTGCTGGGAGGGTTTGGCTTTCATCGTCTAACTCCTTCGTCATTTGTTTAATTTCTTCATCAGTAAAACGTAAAACATTTTTCTTAATCCATTGTTGTGAATAATATCTACCAACAAAAGGATCTACAAGTGTAAGCAAATTCATTCTTTCACGAATAAGTTCTACTTCACTTAATTCTGTAAAATTATTATCTTTTCTAAAATCATAATGAATAAACTCTTTAAATTCATCCCATTCTTGTTGAGTACAAATATTTTTCAACACTAATTGAACACGTAATGCATCATCAAATAATTGTGTAAATTTATTACGAAGTCTACCAATAAACTTCATAAACTTAACTTCATCACGGGTTACTTCTGTGCTACGACCAATGCCAATTAAACCACCTCCTTGTGGTTCTAATCGACTAATAGGAACATTTAAAGAGTTTAATAATTTATTGCGAAAGTATTTAACATCTTCCATCTCACCTAAGTTTTGTCCAGCAGGTAATGTTGTAATCTCTGTGCCTTTTCCACCTTCACGGCGCGGTAACCAAAAATCTTCCAACATGGACATATGTTTACGATCATCACGTAACTGGCCTGTTTCAGCATCGTAGACCATTTTATTACGATATTTAACCATAATATCACGGAGATATTGTTCTGCTTTGCCTTTTGGTAAATTACCTACATCGATATAAAATATGCGGCGCTCTGGCGCTCTAGAAATACGGTAAATAACAACCGCATCTTCAATCATTCTTAACTGATTAAGTGGTTTTATCGCCTTGTGCAGATAAGAAATTACAAATGTATTTTTTGCATCCATCAAACCAGAATTAACATTTAATACAGCTTCTGGTGCAATACGGAGTCCTGTGCTCACTTGCGCGGTATATGTTTGACTTGTAGTACCACGATCATTATAAACATAATATTCAGCAATGGATTTGATAATCATTGCGCCCGTTTGTGGATCTCTTTCTTTTTGTATTTCACGTACTTTACGAATTTTACGTGGATCAATGTAACGAAGTTCTTGTATACCTTCTTTTGGATTACTTTTATCAACTACAACGTGATAGTAAATTCTACCATCAATATACCAACGTTTGAAAAGATCAGATGATAAATTATTAAAATTCATCATACGAAGAATATTATCAAATTCTTCTTTAATTTTTTTCTTAATTGAATCAGGTTGTTTTAATTTGTCCATATTAATGTCAACACACTTGCCACTATTATCTTGTGTAATAGCTTCGTTGACAATTTCATCAATAGCCATTTCTAACTCTGGATGATTGGCCATTTCACGGTAACGAGTAATGAGTTCTAATTCGTTGCGAATAGAACCTTCTAAATCAATATACGTGCCGTAGTGAGCATTCTGAGTGATGGTGACAGCACCATCTTCTAATGCTTCAGTTGGAAGTGCAAAAGAAGATTGTTGTGGGTTTTCAACCCTTACAACATCCTTTTGACCGAATGTGAACCCGAAAAGTTTTATTGCCATTATTCAATCATCCTAAAAAAACTAAAAGTAGGGGAAAATCCCCTACTCTTATACCACAGCGTCTTCCACAGATTCCCACCATTGATAGGTGAGAGTTACTGTAAATTCCTCAATCGCATCGTTTGAACCCCAATCAAGTTCAATTGGAGCTAAATCGGTTGGAAATACACCGATAAATTTATATTTTTTCAACTCATTACCTGCTTTACCATATTGACGAACTTCTGCATCAACAGAGTAACCAACAGGTGTTTGTGCTGCTGGGTTACGAACATTAAGTGAATGACTATTAATACCATTCATCCATCTTTCAAATGCATTACGAATTACGAAATCTTCATCATTAATTATGTTAATTGTCCAATCTGCAAATGTTCTGTTTCCAACAAATTTTAATTCACGGCCAAAATAATTTACAGGAACAATACCTAATGTTGATCCAGGTAATTGAGCACTACGAGCCATGAATGTTAATTTTTGTTGAGCTGTGCCAGGAACTGCAAAAGATGGAAATGGGCAAGTAACCTCAAATAAATTTGGGCGAGCACCATCTCCTGTCATTTGAGAGCGGAACTGATTTACATTAAATGCCATTTGTTTTCTCCTATCTCTCTATTTAGAAGCGTCCTACAATTTCGTCAAATGCAACACCTGTTCTTGTTGCGACAAAATTGAGTTGAATGAAGTTAATTGAACGAGCAGGTTTAATGTAAATATCTCCAATAAATTCGTTACGATCTATAACTTCTGGAGTATTATTTGTAGTGTCACAAACAACACGGAAGTCATAAATTCCTCGGCGACCTTGAATGTCGCGCAAGAAAGGTTCAATAAGGTTAACAAATTGAGCTCTTGTAAACTCATCATTGAATTCAAATAATGAAGATCTGGCTGCTCTTGAAATTGCTTTTTCTAATACAATGAATAAACGGCGAACATTTATTCTATCAAAAGCAGTTGGTCTACTAGTGAATGTTTTGTCTCCGTAAAGAATTGTTCCTTCACCTGGGAAAGAAACAACAGGGTTAACACCTGCTTTATAAATGATATCTCTTTGTGCTTTTGTAGGATTCCAAGCCAATTTAATTACATTTTTAATTTGTCCACGATTTAATCCTGCTGGTGAAAACCAAGGATCTCTCTCCAAATCGGTTCTCGCACATACACCAGCAACATCACCGTTTAATGGTACCCAACGATAAGTGTCGTTATACTTATCAAATTGATATTTCCATCCAGAATCAGCAACAGCATAGGTACTTTCTGGTTCACTTCCAACACCTGTTGCGTAACTTTCAAAAGTAACTTTATATAAAGTTTTAATATCATTAGCTTCACTGCCTACATTATCAATAACATCATCTCTGTCTGGTGAGAAAAATACCATACAATCTTTGCGAGATTCAGCAATGTTTATTAAACTTACTGGTAAAGTAGCTCCAGTTGTTTCTCCAGCCATAATTAAAGATACATCAACAGAATCCGGATTTTCAAATAAACCATATGCAGTTATTCTATTTGCTGTAGATGGTGCAGATGTTTGACCACCACTTAAAGTGTAATCATTTAATGTAAGTAAAGAATAACCTGCATTATCAGTAGCTGGTCTACCCCAATTAGAACTTCCAATTGGATGATTTAACCACCAAATATATTTTGAACGTGAATTAATAACTTCTTTATAGTAATTTGATGAGCCATCTTCTGTTTTTGCGTCAGAAGCTTTTGAAAGAAAAGCAAATTTTTCAATCACAGTATTTGCAGTACCACTTATTTTACCTGTAGTATCAACAACAACCACATGAATTTCATCATTAGCATTATCACGTAAACTATTATTTTCAAAAACATATTGCGAAGTTCGTGCAGCTGAATCAAATAAAGTAGAATATTCCCAAGAACTAATTAAAGTATTGTTTGCATCACAAATAGAAACTTTAAGGGAATTTCCAATTATTCCTGGATATTTTGCACCAAATATATTTGCTCCTGTACCAGAAGAATGATTTTCATCATAATCATTTCTGTTTTCAATTAATACTCCTGTACCAGATGTTGTTGAGTTTAGTGCTCCAGAGCCAACTGCTCTTACAACTCGCAAATCATTTGAGTATTGTAAGAAATTTGCGGCTGTAAAAAAGCTAGTGAATGTATTACTATCTGGTTTGCCAAATCTTTCTACCAATTGAACTTCATTACCAATTTGAACGATTTCGTTTGCTGGTCCCCATTGAAAGTCTCCAGCAAAGGCACCAACAGTAGTAGAAACAGAAGGAACAACAGATGTTAAGTCAACTTCTGATACATTCACGCCTGGTGATAGTTGAAAAGCCATGGTTTAATCTCCTTTTTTTCAGGCTGAATCGTGCATTTTTTTATCTAGTATTTATGTTTTTATAAAATTGAAGAAGGATATCCTCGGCCTTGCACAAAAGACCACCTATCTTTACCATCATCAACTTCTTCAGGTTGTAATCCGTTGTCAAAAACACCTACAGGCGAAAGATTTTCTTCTATCAAAAGATTTTGTTCTTCAACTAATCTGCGGCGAATGTCACTATTGGTGGTTTCTTTGAAAAAACTTTGTGCGGCCAACCATGAAAACATCACCATCGTCATAGCTAAGTCATCATGATTACCTTCTTCGGCTCTATAAGTGTCTTTGTCTCTCGAAAAAGTATATAATTCGGTGACAGTATCGCCGTCATTTAATATCAACTTGTCACTTTCAATCATGGCTTTAAAGTTTGCACAACCAATTTTCTTTACCGAAACGGTAGTTTTAAGACCAAAAGAAACTGATCTTTTAAAACCGGCAGAAATATGTTGACCTTTAATGTTGTGATGTTCCAACTTAAAGATATTGTCATACTCCAAATCGTGATGTAAAATATCAACCACCTGTTGACCAATATTATTTGTTTCGACTAATATGAACGCTTCGTTATATCTCATACCTGCTGAGTAAATTAAAGTTGGATAGATCAAAGTAGGTATCTGGTTACTTCGGTACTTTGCAACTTGCACATAAGGTATTTGAGTTACATCAATTATAGAAAATGCAGAATAATCTAAACCAACACCTTCAGAACTATCAACCGTAATAACATACATGTGACCTTTTTGTGGATGTTCGTAAATATCAAAACCATCAGATGATTCTATTGGTGTTTCATATGTTAAAGATTTAAGTTTAGCCGCAGAAATAAGTGTTGCAGTAGAACCAATAAATTCTGTTTCAAACTCTTGTCTAAACTGTTCTTCAGAAGTGTTACGTATTGTTTCTTCTTTCCACTTTTGATCTCGGCCAGGTACCATTGACCAATGAACTTCAATTGGTTTGTAGAAACTTCTTTTTTCTGTGGCATCTTTCCACATTTTGTAGAAAAGATTGAGACCATTTGGTGTAGAAACAATAATAACTTTTGTGGTTTGACCAGAGGAAATGACGGGGTAAGTAGATGTAAAAAATTCTTCCGCAATATTATTAGGCACGAAAGCAAACTCATCAAGGAATACTAAGTTGTAAGTACCACCACGAATACCAGCTCCTGATGTTGCATATGCATAAATCTTAGATTTGTTTTCTAGTTCTATATTTCCTCGGTTCCACACTAAAATGCCTTGTTGCATCCAAAGAGGTAAATATTCATATGCATACTGTATACGACCAAGAATTTCACGAGCTAAAGAACCTTTGTTGGCCAAAATTGCAACAGAGTAGTTATCATTAAATAAGACACTCCACAACATATAACCAACCATTGTAGTTGTTTTACCAACTTGTCGAGGCATCTTTGCAATACAGAAACGGTTCTGGTGAAAATCACGAACCATATCTTCTTGGAAATTCCACATATTAAAAGGTACAAGACCTTTATCTACGTTAACAATCTTAACGTAGTTTCGAATAAAATATACGGGATCATCCATACACTTAGCAATTTCAACTAACTGCTCTTGTGTATAAGATATTTCTGTGCCAGGTTTTTTTAGACTTGCGTTACCTAGGTAACCTTCTTCTGCCATTACTTATTCGCTTTAATCATTTTAATTAAATCTTCAGTAGAACCAATGAATACTGCTTTGTCTATGTTTACATCTTTAGATTGTTTTGGTTCTAAATCTTTTTTTCGTTTTTGTATTTCCATTAAATCTTTATTCATTTCTGCCAAATTTTTTAACATATTGGCTGCAACCTCATAGGCTCTTGGATGTTCAGATTCTTTTGCTACATGCAAAAGATTATCCATAGCTACATTACCTTTGTCAATTAATTGTCGAATATTTTTACGAGCAAAATCTGCATCGTTTTGAATTGGATCAGTAACTTCTACTACCTCTGTGGCAATAGAAGTTACCTCTATAGGTTCAACATCAAGAATATCAGACAATTTTTCATTAATTTTTTTCAATTATTATCCCCAAGTACCACCAGTAAAGTTTATGTATTTCCAAATATCTGCCGTACCATCAGTATAGTCAGCAACACAACGATAAATTTTATCATTATCAATTGCAACAAAACCAGCTTTATCTCCAGAAGAACCTTTAGAAGTTGTTGGAGCAGCATGCCATACAACTGTAACACCTGCAACACTAAAATTATTTGAAACAGTTAAATTGTTTGCAGTAATAGTATTAGAAGAAATAACATTAACTGAAGTTACAGTATTTGCTGTCAATACGTCAACGTTAGCATCTGCTGTGCCAGAAAATAAAGTATTTGCTAAATTATAAACAGATTGAACATGAACATTAACTGTATTTGCAAAATCATATGATTGTTGTGCTTTTGCGTTAGCAGTATTTGCAATAGAACTTGGTGTATTAGCTGCAATAAAAGCAGCATTAGCATATGCACCTGCTGAGTTTGCCGCTTGATATGAAGCAGAACCATCATTTGTAATAAATGAAAGTGTGCCTGAACCATTGGTTGCAAGAACTTGGCCTGCACTTCCATCAGTTGACGGTAAAGTAAATGTTACGTTAGGTGAGATCGTTGCAGCAGGTTGTAATGTTACTGTACCTGATGTTGATCCTTTTAAAACTATTGAACTCATTTTTTTATTCCTTTTTAGTTATCGATAACCCATTCAGCAGTTTCAGAAACAGTCACAACAACATTACTGTTGATAGTAACAGTACCTCTGCTAACACCTCTATAATTGTTTGGTATAGTATAATTTTGAGTAATTGTAAGACCACTTAGCGGTTCTAACATAATAGGACTTGCATATGCTGTATTGGCTACCGCAAAAGCTGCGTTAGCATAAACAGCACCTGAAGTCGCTTGTCCTAATTCTGTTTCAATTGCCGCATCTATTTGTGACAATGTTGCTTTTCTTGTTGTACCAGATGTAGTATCATAGACAACAAAAAGTGTTGTAGCTAAATTAGATGATATATTATCTAAAGCTGTTAATTGTGATATTGTTTTTGTTGCCATTTATTCTTCTCTTATTCTTAATCCAGTTTCGGTTACAAGATAATTGCCATTTGAATCAACCAAATAAGTATAGTTTAATTCATCAATTGTTTGTTCTGTAAATCCAAATTCATCATCAGGTTCAGCATCAATTGGATTTGGTGTTGTAATGTAAGAAGTAACTAAATTATATGTTGTATTGTTAGCCTGTAAGTATATATTTGTATTTGCCTGTCGAATAACTTTACCAGTTTTAAGTATGGGCCAAACATATCCTTTTGCAGTAAATTCTAAATCCCATGTAATCAAACGAGTGCTCATCATATCACCTTCATAATCAGTAATTGTATTTACAGAATTCAATATGATAGGTAAATCATATTTTTGATCCATCGTAGGAATAAAATCAACGGTTACCGTAAAATCAGGTGTAAAAAATGGTAATATC